ATGCAACACAATCTACGGATGCTAGATTAACAGCTGGTAGTTTCTTATTTAGTGGTTCTTCAGGTACATTCTTAAACAATACAGGTTCTCAGATACTTGGTAATCACCAAACATTTACTTTGGGTGGCGGTTTAGAAACTACACCTCAGTACTTAGTACAAGTAGGTAATGATGGAGTTGGATATCCTGAAGAATTTAAAAGTTGGAAATCTATTAGTGGTGTAAATAATGATTATGTATTTGTTGCAAATTCAGATGCAATAACTGCGGCTCAGGCATCAGGTAGTTTACCAACACCACTAATTGGTAATCAATTAATATTAAACCATGCAACGAGTTCTAAAAAATTATTTAATTCATCTAATTTGGCAACCGCATCAAATGTATTCCAAACTATAGAAACCGATGTTATTGATATATTTGATGTTCTTGGTAGTGATAGAAGAAACGTACACTTACAATTTGCAATTAGAGGAACAATGCACCCACATACGGGCTCATTTAATGGGTTTAATCCTGAATATAAAGTAGAGGTTCTACAAACATCAGGTTCCGATGGAGTTACTGAAGTTGCATGGAGTAAAACAGTTAAAGATACTCAAGCTTCTAATTACAAATGGGCAATATGGGATATACCATTAACAGATATTGCAACTTATTACTCACAAAGTATTTTATACAATGCATCTACAGGTTCTAATCCAGATATTAATCCAAACTCACCATCTGCAGCAGGGATAAAATTAAAAATTAGTATGAGATATAGTGGCTCATCTGTTATGAGTACAAGATTAACAGAAGGTACTAGATTTGGAATGACTGGAAATAGTGCAAGTGGTTCTGCTAACTTAGGATTTGCTCTTACTGAAATGAGAATGGTAGAACCTGTTAGAGTTACATCATTAGATACTCAAACAGTTCACTTTAAAGATACCTATATGACTTGGGGTGAAACTCCACAGACAACTGCTCATTATGGTAACTTTGTTCCTGAGTTTACATCATCTGCAACAACGGCTAGTTTTGATTTAGGTTCACCAACTAAAAAGTGGGATGAAATATATCTAAACTTAAAACAAGATAATATTGTTTCTGCAAGTGGTGTAGAAAACAAATTTGTTAGAATGGATATTAATTCAGGTAAACTAACATTTACATCTGCATCCGCTGGTGGTGGTGGTGGTTCTTCATATTCTCACCCAACACATCCTGGTGATGATATCAGTATCGATACAGGTGCATTGACTGGAGCTACTGTAATTTCTGATTTAGATTTCAATGTAACAACCGATACTTCGGGCCACGTTACTGATGCAAACGGAACAGTTGCTACGAGAACACTAACTTTGGCAAACTTAGGATTTACAGGTGATACTGATGCCACAAATAACGCAGGTACTGTAACTGGAACTGGTGTAAGTGGTAGAGTAGCTGTTTGGAGTGGAACTTCAGCTCTTACAAATGACAGTGCACTGTTATATAATAGTTCTACCGATGTATTAAGTTCAGGTAAATTATCTCTGAATGGTGGAAGTGTTTCACAACCAACAGTATATTTTAGTGGAGACCCAGATACAGGATTATATTGGACATACTCACCTGCAGCAATGTATGTTACAACAGGTGGAGTTAAAAGAACTACATTCTCAACAACAGGAACAGACTTCGTAGGTTCAGTAACAGGAAGTACTTTCCAAGCAACATCTGGTGGTAATATAGCTTTAGGTAGTGTAAGTGGTATTACTAGACTACAAACTAATGGAAGTAATCAACTTAGGTTTTTAAGTAGTGGTGATTCACAAATGGCAATAATGGATGCAACTGCAACTTCATTTAATGGAAATATAAGTGGTTCAAACGCATTAATAACAGGCCATATACTTCTTACAGATGGTAATACAAAACTTGCAGAAGGTAATAATGATTCTTTAAGAATTACAACTGATAGTGGTTATACAGAAATAGGTTCACAAAATTCATCTTGGAGTCATTTTTATACCGATAGAGCTAGTTTTTACTTCGGTAAACGAATAACTGTTGACGAAGGTCTTGTTCAATCATACAATGAAGATTTAGTATTAAGACGAGGATATAGTAATGATAATGATTCTCATACTATAGCGACAACTGGTCAGATATTTAAAACAGGTGGAAGTACTACTTTAACATTAAATAGTAGTGCAAGCTTTACAGGTGATTTAGAAGCACCAGGAATATATGTTGGTTCTACAAACACAAGTTATGATTTTTACAATAATGGTACAACTTATTTAAATGGAGCTACCACAATAGATGCTAACACTCAAATCAATGGAACTTTAGCAATAACTGGTATCACAAATGTATCATCATCAATTGCAACTGCAATCGCAGGTGCTGGTGGTGGTAGTGGTACGATAACAGGTAATGGTGCAGCTAATAGAGTTGCTTATTATGATGGAACTACATCATTATCAAATGAATCAGCCTTTACTTACACAGCAGCATCAAATAAATTAAATGTAGGTAATATTGCATTAGAGGCTGGTTCAACAACAGCACCTTCAATATACTTTAGTGGACAATCAAATACAGGTTTATATTTTACATACTCACCCGAACAGATGTACGCTACCGTTAATGGTACTACTGTAGCACAATGGATGTCGACTGGATATAAAGTTGTAGGTGGTGCATTAGGTGTAAATGTAGACCCATCATCAACTGATGGTAGAATTGATGCTAGTAACGATATTGTTGCATACTCTACTTCAGATGAGAGATTAAAAGAAAATGTTAAAACCATTGATAGTTCTTTATCTAAAGTTTTACAAATCAGAGGTGTTGAATTTGATTGGAAACCATTAACCGAAGAAGAAAAGAAAACTATACATGGAAACGAAGGACATGATGTAGGGGTTATCGCACAAGAGATAGAAAAAGTACTACCAGAGGTGGTTACTGAAAGAGAAAACGGATACAAAGCCGTTAAGTACGAAAAGATAGTTCCACTACTAATTGAAGCTATAAAAGAACAATCAGATACGATTGAAAAATTAACCGAAAGAATTAATAAATTAGAAAAAGGTTCTAATAATTAATTAAACTATATTTATTACTATGGGAAAACTAATTAAAGAGTGGGTTAAGGGAATCTTAACTGAAGGAATAGAAAAAAAGGTAGTAGTTTACGCTGGTAGATTTCAACCCTTTCATAAAGGACATTATTTAACTTATTCACACTTAGTAAGTAAGTTCGGTAAAGATAATGTATATATTGGTACATCTAATAAAACCGATAATATCAAATCTCCTTTTAAGTTTAAAGAAAAGAAAATGATTATGACAAAGATGTTTGGAGTTCCATCATCTAAAATTGTTCAAATCAAAAACCCATATGCTCCCAAAGAAATTATAGGTAAGTTTGATAAAGATAAAACGGCATTTATTACTGTTGTTGGTGAAAAGGATAGATATAGATTAAAAGGTAAATACTTTGAACCATATCATCCTGATAAAATCCAACAAGGATACGAAGAAAAGGGATATGTTTATGTAGCACCAGCACAAGGTGGTGGAATTAGTGGAACTGAAGTTAGAAAGTTATTATCATTTGGTAGTGATGATTCTAAAAAGAAAGGTTTCAAAAAAGCATATGATGGAAAGTTCAATCCAAAGATATATAAATTTATAACTGATAGATTAGGTAAGATATCTACTAAGATGGAAAGATTTTTATCTACATTTGATATGTTAGAACTCATTAAAGAAGCTAGTATGTATTATGCTGATGCAGGAGAACCTGATTCAGGATATCTTCCTGGTGGTACTAAAAGAAAACTAGGAACGTATGCTGGTAAACCCGACCCCTGGTTTGATAGAGGTGGGTATGAACAACTTCACTTTCCAGAAGCAGATAATATTTACTCATCTGATTCAGAAAATTCAGATAAAACAGCATTTTCAGTTGTAAAAAGAGTAGAACCTAACAAAGCATTAAAAGAACCAATTGAAACAGATGATTTTATCACAACAGGTATTGGTTCTAAGGGTGAAAACTTAATAAATATAGATGAATCAAATTCAACTGGTGTTGGAATTGGTGGTAACTCACAAGGTGTTGATGATGGGCCAGGATTTTCTTATGGTAATTCAAAATCATATAAAGCAGTAGGTGATGAAACCGCAAAAAGATTAGGATGGCAAGTAGTTGATTACATCTTAAATGATGATAGTGATACTATATTCGCAGATGATGATAGAAGTATAGATGATAAATACCCAGTATCTTACTTCCCATCAGGTATTGATGGATTAGATGCGGCATCACAAAGATATATTGATTTAAAAGGTACTAAAGCATACAAAGCTTGGGCTGATAAAATTACAGGTGTAGCTACATCTGTTGGATATAAGTTAATTGATTTCTTAGGTGCAGAAGAATCTATCGATGATACGAAAGATGCAGCTGTAACAGCACCATCACCAGAAGAAAGATTAAAAGATGGTGATGATGAAAAAACTAAGATTCATGAAGGATTGATTACTGAAGGTGGAGCATATGGACATATGGCTCATCCATTCGATACACAAATGAATCTAACTTTTGGTGATTTAAAAACAATCATCTCAAACGCATTAAATGGTAAGTTGGAATTCGCTAGAGAAAAAACAGATGGACAAGCACTTGCTATTAGTTATAGAGATGATAAAGGTTTAATCGCTGCTCGTAATGGTGGACACCTAAAGAATAGTGGTGAAAATGCATTGGATATTAGTGGAGTGGCTTCTAAGTTTCAAGGTAGAGGTGGATTAACCGATGCATACAATTTCGCTATGCAAGATTTATCAACAGCAATCAAATCATTATCAAAAGCACAAAGAGATAAGATATTCAATCAAGGTTCATCCTTTATGAATATAGAAGTTATATTCCCAACATCAGTAAATGTAATTCCTTATGGACAACCACTATTGGTCTTTCATGGAACAATGCAATATAATATGGATGGAAAAGCAATTGGAGCCGATACATCAGCAGCAAGAATCTTAGCTGGAATGATTAAACAAATTAATCAGGATGTTCAAAACAATTATACAATCAAAGGACCACCTGTAGTTAAGTTACCACAATCTACGGAACTTTCAAAGAAACAAGGAAAATATTATTCGGCACTAAACAAAATCCAAAAAGAATTTAAACTAAAAGATTCAAATGGTGTTGCTGATTACCATCAAGCATGGTGGGAACAATATGTTGATAAGAATTCACCAGCCACATTAGATAACAAAACCAAAATGGGATTAGTTAAACGATGGGCATTCTTTGATAACTCATTTAGATTAAACAAAAAGAATATTTCAGATTCCAAAGTATTAGCTTGGGCAACCAAAACAGATAAGCAGGATAAAGCAAAGATATCTAAACAAAACCTTAGAAAGTTTGAAGATATATTCTTAGGTGTTGGAGCAGATGTACTTTCATTTATGAGCTCAGCATTAACAGTTAATCCTGATGAAGCACTTAGAACTATGAAATCTGAATTAGATAAAACTGTAAAAGCAGTTCAGAAAAGTGGTGATGTTAAGAAGATTGAAAAATTAAGAATGGAATTAGAAAGATTGGCCGCAGTAGGTGGTAAAGATAAGATTGTACCAAACGAAGGAATTGTGTTTTCATATAAAGGTGGAACATATAAATTAACTGGTACTTTTGCATCATTGAACCAAATATTGGGATTAATGTATTTTTAAAATAATTTCCATATTTATATAAAAAATAAGTTATGTCTAAATTAAAGAATATTAAAGCAGTAAAAGAGATGTTGGGTGGTGAACACAAAACCCAAACAAAGAAAACAATCTCATTTACTGATAAAGTTATTGAAAGAAGAGCAGTTGGTGAAACTTGGACTGATGATAAAGGTCAGAAGTGGGAACAACGAAAAGGTTACAAAGTTAAAGTTGGAAAACTATCAGAACTCAGAACAGAGTTAAGAGGGTTTCCAAATTGTAATAGAGAAAATAGTTCTTGTAATTGTACTGAACCAGGTACAGCTGATTTAAAAATGAAAGCTATACATGGTATGTGTTTAAATTGTGTTATAGAAATGGAACACAAATTAAAGTTAGAAGGCAAATATGAGGAATATGAAAGAAAGAAATTATTAGCTAACGCTGAGGCTTGGTTAAAACAAGCAGAAATAGAAAAAGAAGTTTTAAAAACAACTCTAAAAGCTTCATTCGTAAATGAAGATGGTTCTATTGAAGAATGGGCCGAAGGAATGACTGAAGATGAGTTGGTTAAAAAGATTGATAATGATTTTACAAAGTTTAAAAAGGACTTTATAGGAAAACTTAAAAATGAACAAACATCAGATTAAAGAATTTTTAGAAGAATCATTTAAATCGTATTCATCAAATGGAACAACCTCAACATTATGTGTTGAGTTTGCTTTATCTGATTTATACGAACACCTTTGCACAGAAAATCTAATGAATGAAGATTTAAGAAAGTGGTTAGGTAAAGGAAAAACAGGCTCAACCTCAGGTGGTGGATGGGATAGATACGGAAGCGATGGTCAGAAGTTAGGTAAATGTGGTGATGGTAAAAAGGGTGGTGCATACGCCGCTTGTTTATCACAAGAAAAAGCCAATAAGTTAGGACCGAAGGGTAGAGCTGCATTTGTAAGAAGGAAAAGAGCAGACCAAAAGAAAAGTGGTGATTCTAAAAAAGGTGGAAATAGAACTAAAGGTAAAAGACCTACAAATAGTAAAACAGGGGCATAATAATGAATCTAAGAAAATTTATAAATCAATACATTAAAGAGGTAACTCACTCATATGAATATGAAGATATGTCAAATGAAGATGAGAACGATAAAGAAGATTTCAGAATCGGAAATTATCACACAAAATATTTCCACGTTTGTCCTGGTGCATCATCATTATATATGGATATAGAATCCAAAGGTGTTGATATGGATATGGCTGAAAGAAGTGCAAGATTACATGATGTACTTTTCTTTGTAGAAGAACACATTCAGAGAGATGGTTACAAACCTGAAAAAGATTACATAATGGTAGCTAAGAATCTACAAAAAAACATTATGAAGATGGCAAAAATGATGGGATTAGAAAAAGAACATCACTATATTCAAGGGCATGTTGATATAATCATCAAAACTGTTAAAGGTAAAAAGTTAGAAGAAAGAGTAATCGAACTTACTGAGAAAAATACACCTACAAATCCATCTAAATGGTCTTACTATAAATCACAAGCAAAGAAGAAGTTCGATGTATATCCATCAGCATACGCAAACGCATGGGCGGCAAAACAATATAAAGCAGCAGGTGGTGGATGGAGAACTACAAAAGAAAACATTGATGAAGCCATAAAAGGAATGAACAGAAAAACGGGTGAGATGTTTGGAGTTGTCGTTGGTTCTGATAAGAAAAACAAAGAAGGAAATTTTGAACTAACCATAAGAGTTTCTTATAGTTCAAGAATATCTGCTTATAAACTTACCTTCAATAGTAACAATGAACTTATTAATTTTTTAGATTACGGATATTCAATGGATGGTTCTTTACCTGATATGAAAGGTAGTGGAAGTGGAAAAAGTATTAGACCAGATAAAAAACAAACAATTAAATTTATTGCTAAACTTACTTCACCTGCATTTGCAAATAAAATTTACAAACATCTTCAACAGGTAAACGAAGCAACATTCGTACCAAATTCAGGTACTATGAGTGGTGGTGTTTTAAGATTAGATAACAGAAAGTATCAATTAAAAAAAGATATTAAAAATGTAAAGATTGGTAATTACATAGTAACATTACCTAAAGGAACTATTCTATATAACATAGCAGGTGGTTTATTCGCAGACCATAAATCTTTAGAACAATATGAAACTAGAAATCAAAGATACTTCAAAAAATCTACATTCAGAGGAATTCAGGTTACACAAAAAACAGATACGATAAAAGATATTGATAAAAGCTCTAAAGTATTAGAATCACTTGATGAACGTAAATCTATGGATATGAAAAAAAGATTAAAGGTTTACGATAAACTCAAAAAAGGTGATAAGATTACGATTAAGTATGGTTCATCAATGAGGGGTGGAGTTGAAAAGGAATTTGTAGTATCCAAAGGAAAAACTTTAGTTGGTAAACAAAAAGTAGAAAGAATCATTCTACAAAATCCAGCGAATCCAAAAGGTGTTAAGTATTATCTATATCAGAGAAACGGAAACGTAACTATGGCAATTGGTGATATGGCAGCTTCTATCGAAGATATGCACGAATCAGTAAACGAAGGTATATCCGTATTCGATGAAAGACACTTTGGTAAAAAAGGTATTATCATTATGATTGATGATAACGGAAAGAAAGTATCAGCTATCTTCAAAAATAAAAAAAACGCAGATAAGTACAATAGAAATAAATCATCGGATTTACAAACTCTTTTAAAGTTAGCAAAGAATACTCCATACCCAAAGGCAATTGATGAATCAGTAAATGAGTATTATGTAGAAAACTTTATTGATACAAACGAAATAGTAGAATACCTAAAAGAAAACTCAGTAATTACAGAAGCTGAATATCAAGGAAGAAAAGTAGAACTAAATAAAATTATGCAAGGTGATGTTAAGAAGTTTAAAGTTTATGTTAAAAACCCAAAAGGTAATGTGGTAAAAGTAAACTTTGGACAAGGTGGAGATGCAAAAGGTGGTACGATGAAAATTCGTAAAAACAATCCAAAAGCAAGGGCTTCATTCAGAGCAAGACACAATTGTGATAATCCAGGCCCTAAACATAAAGCAAGATATTGGTCTTGTCGAAAGTGGTAAATAGGTTTATTAAATATATTCCCATATTTATTAAAGAAGTTTAATTTTTAAAAAGGTAAATTATGAATACATTATTTATTATCGCAGGTATCTTAGGCGGAATCGTAGCCACATACCTATTCTTATTGTACACAGGTAAAATCAAAGATTCAGATGGAGATTTTATTCCTGATGTAGTAGAAGATGCGGTTGAAGATATCAAAGAAGATGTAGCTGAAGTTAAGGCAGAGGTAAAAAGAAGAGCAAAAAGAGTTAAAGAAGAACTCAAAGATGTTAAAGCCGCTGGTAAAAACTTAGCAAAACAATCTAAAGATGTTGTTGAAGCTGTAAAAGGTGGAAACAGAAAAGGTAGAAAACCTTCTAATCGTAAGAGAAAAGCTACTAAAAAATAAGGTAGCTCGATGAAAAAGTATTTCGGAGATATTAGAAATCTAATAATCTTAGTTTTAATAGTTGTTATATTATTACTAAGACAATGTAGTGGTGATGGGGGTGAAATTACCCCATCCGAGCCTACTATTGTTACAAAAGTAGAAACGAAGTACGATACAATTACCATAGACAAGAAAGTTTATGTTCCTAAATGGAAAACAAAAATAGTTACACAAGTTGATTCTATTTTAGTAAATACTCCAATTGATACTTTAGAAGTTCTAAAAGATTATTACGCTAAAAATGTGTTTGTTGATAAGATTGAATTAGATTCATTAGGGTTTGTAACCATCACAGATACAATATGGAAAAACACACTCTTTAATAGGCTCGTTGAATCAGAGATTATAATACCTACAACTACTGTAACTCAAACTGAATATATAAATCCAAGAGAATTCTATGTAGGATTCGGATTGAATGGAACATCAAAACAATTTAATTATGTTGGTGGTTCTATATTATACAGAACAAGAAAGAAACAGGCGTTTGGATTAGGAATCGGATTAAACGACCAGTTCCAGCCAATAATCTCTACTCAGTTTCTTTGGAAATTGGGAAAGAAATGAGCAAAAACATAAAACAACTTATTGGGGAAGAATACGTTAAGTGTGCTAAAGACCCTGTCTACTTCTTTAAAAAGTATTGTTATATTCAACATCCCAAAAGAGGTAAAATACTTTTTGATTTATATCCATTCCAAGAAGATGTAATGGGTGAATTAGATGAACATAGATTTAATGTAATTCTCAAATCACGTCAGTTAGGTATATCAACATTATCCGCAGGTTATTCTTTATGGATGATGTTATTTCACGAAGATAAAAACATATTGGTAATTGCAACCAAACAAGAGGTAGCTAAAAACTTAGTTACTAAGGTTAGGTATATGCATGAGAATTTACCGAGTTGGTTAAGAGGTGATACCGAAGAAGATAACAAACTATCCTTACGATTACGAAATGGTTCAACAATCAAAGCAACATCAGCTAGTGGTGATGCAGGTCGTTCTGAAGCATTATCAATGTTGATTATAGATGAGGCTGGTTTTATCAAAGGGGTTGATGAGATATGGGCATCGGCTCAATCTACATTATCAACTGGTGGAAAGGCAATCGTACTATCAACTCCAAATGGTGTTGGTAACTTCTTTCATAAGACATGGCAGAAAGGTGAACAAAAAGATGGTTGGAATCCAATCAAACTTCATTGGACTGTGCATCCTGAACGAAACGAAAAGTGGAGAGCAGAACAAACTCAACTCTTAGGTGAGAAGATGGCATCACAAGAATGTGATTGTGATTTTATATCATCTGGTTATACAGTTGTAGATGGACAACTCCTACAATGGTATGAAGAAACTCATGTACAAGAACCTGTAGAGAAACGAGGGTTTGATAATAATTACTGGATTTGGTCACAACCAAACTATACAAAAGATTATGTAGTAGTTGCCGATGTTGCGAGAGGTGATGGAGCTGATTATTCAGCATTTCACGTTATAGATGTTGAGAATGTAGAACAGGTTGCTGAATACAAAGGTAAGATTGAAACTAAACATTTTGGCAATATGTTAGTAAACGTTGCAACTGAATGGAATGATGCTTTATTAGTGATTGAAAACGCAAACATTGGTTGGGCAGTAATTCAAGAAGCAATAGATAGAAACTATAGTAATCTATATTATTCTTATAAAGAATTCGGATATGTAGATGAAGATATTCATTTACAAAAAGCGTATGATTTAAAAGATAAATCACAAATGGTACCAGGATTTTCAATGACAAGTAGAACACGCCCATTGGTTATATCTAAATTAGATACTTATATGAGAGAAAGAGTTCCAGTAGTTCGTTCTAAACGATTAATTGATGAACTTTTTGTTTTTATATGGAATGGTAGTAGAGCAGAAGCTCAACAAGGATATAATGATGATTTAGTAATATCATTTTCAACATCTTTGTGGGTAAGAGATACGGCACTTAAATTAAGACAACAAGGACTTGAATTAAACAGAAGAGCATTACAACTTACATCCAAAAACTCAGGTGTTTTTAAAACAACACCACAACGAGCAAAAGATGCTTGGAAAATAAAAACGGGTAGAGGGGATGAAGATATAAGTTGGTTACTATAAAATTTGGATATTAAAAATATTTTTTGTATATTTATAGATTGTAGTAGTATAAAAAGAAAAAAATTATGGCAGATACTTCATTATTCGGTAGATTAAAGAGATTATTCTCTACTCAGGTAGTAGTTAGGAGAGTAGGAAAAGATAAACTTAAAGTAGTTGATTCATCAAGATTACAAGCAGATGGTAATCGTAGAGGTTCAGCATACTATGATAGGTATGGAAGATTGCATGGTTCTAACTCAAGAAAGAATTGGCAAACATACAACGAAAGATTTAATTATCATTCGAACAAATTAGAATTATATACAGATTATGAGGCAATGGATAAAGATTCCATTATCTCATCTATCTTAGATATATACTCAGATGAGTGTACACTTAAAAATGATATGGGTGATGTAATTCGTATCAAATCATCTGATGAGAAATTAAAGAAAACATTACACAACTTATTCTACGATGTATTGAACATTGAGTTCAACTTATGGTCTTGGGTAAGAGGTATGAACAAATATGGTGATTACTATCTTTACTTAGATATTGATGATGAGTTAGGTGTTGTAAATGCACAACCATTATCGGCATATGAAACTCGTAGAGAAGAAGGATACGATTTAGATAATCCTTATTCAGTAAGATTTGAAATAGAAGAACAAAATACAAATGCTATTTCACAAAGAAACAATACTAAGTTCTTAGAATCGTTTCAGGTAGCTCACTTTAGATTACTTACAGATACAAACTTCCTTCCTTATGGTCGTTCACTATTAGAAGGAGCTAGAAAGACTTGGAAACAATTAACTCTTATGGAAGATGCAATGATGATTCATAGAATTATGAGAGCACCTGAAAAAAGAATCTTCAAAATTGATATTGGAAATATTCCACCTGCAGAAGTTGATAACTATATGAGTAACATTATTGACCAGATGAAGAAAGTTCCTTATATAGATGAACAAACGGGTGAGTACAATCTTAAATTCAATATGCAGAATATGTTAGAAGATTACTATCTACCTGTTAGAGGTGGACAAAGTGGTACTGAGATTGATTCCCTAAGTGGAATGGAATTCGGTGGTATTGATGATATTGAATATCTAAAGAATAGAATGTTAGCGGCACTTAAAGTTCCAAAAGCATTTATTGGATATGAAGAAGGTGTTGAAGGTAAAGCAACATTAGCACAAGAAGATATTAGATTCGCTCGTTCTGTAGAAAGAATCCAAAAGATTGTATTATCAGAATTAACTAAGATTGCAATTGTACATTTATATTCACAAGGATATACGGATGAAGAATTAGTAAACTTCGAATTAGAACTTACAACCCCATCTATTATTTACGAACAAGAAAAGGCAAACCTTTGGTCTGAAAAAGTAACATTAGTTTCAGATATGAAAGATTTGAAAATGGTATCACAAGAGTGGATGTACAAACATATATTCAATATGAGTGAAGATGAGTGGAAAGAAGAACAGTTTAAAGTAATCAATGACTTAAAGTTAGAATTCAGACACGAACAAATTACAACTGAAGGTAACGACCCAATTAAATCTGGTGAATCATTTGGTACTCCACATGATTTAGCCGCATTAACACAACAAGAAGGTGGTGATGATAGCGGGGGAGATAATCCTTTTGGTGAAAACAAAGGTGGAGCACCAGAGGGTGGATTTGATGGAGCTGGTAGACCTAAAAAAGCTGGTAACTATGGAACGGATGAAAACCCATTCGGTAGAGACCCGTTAGGTAACAAATCCATTAAGGTAAAAGCGGAAGCTTACAAAGCCAATTCAGTTATAAATAAAGAACACATTGATGCGTTAATAGGTACTATGAAAGTAAAGAGAAAAACTAAGAAAATTATATTAGAATCTCTATCTGAAGATACCTTAGAACCAAAAGAATCTTTATTAGATGAGAAAAATATACTGAATTCTGATAATTAAGATATTTATTAACAAATATATAGGTTACTCTACCAAAATTAGAGGTGATAAATGAAGAAACTAAAACATAGTAAGTACAAAAATACAGGTATATTATTTGAATTGTTGGTTAGACAGATTGCAACCGATACTTTAAATAATAAAGATTCATATGCTACTAGAATTATAAAAGAACATTTTAGTAAAAGTACTGAATTATCAAAAGAACTTAAATTATATAAGTTGTTTATTGATGAATCATTTGATTCCGACTACAAAGCCTCAGAGTTTGTAAATATAATACTAACCGAAAGAAAAAAATTAAACGAATCTGCTTTAAATAGACAGAAGTATAATTTAATTAAATCTATTAAGAAAAATTTTGTAATTGAAGATTTCTTTAAGTATAGAGTAAATAACTATAAAGAAAACGCTTCAATATATAAGTTGTTTGAACATACTACATCAGATAATCCAAAAGAATATGTTGAATGTAAATCAACACTATTAGAATCATTGACAGGTAAATCTCAAAATACAGATAAAGTTGTATCTACAATCAATGAAGATTACTCAAAACAACCAAAAGAAGTGAGATTACTTGCTTGGAAGATGTTAGTTGAAAACTTTAACAACAAATACACTACATTAACTGATAAACAACAAGATATTCTTAGAGAATACATTAACTCAGTTGATAATTCTGAAAAATTAAAGAAATTTGTAGTAAGAGAGTGTAATTCTTTATCAAAAAATATTAAAAACATCAACGTTACAGATACAGTTACTAAAATAAAAATAACAGAAGTGATTAAATTAATTAGTAAAGTAAAATCTTCTAAAGTAATTACAGAATCTCAGATTTTATCACTACTAAGATATACAGAACTTCATAATGAATTGAAAAGGGTATTCAAATGAAAAGCCTAATAAAAGAAATAGAAGAAAAGTTTGAAGAAATAGATGAAGCTAACGTAACTGCTAATTTAGATGGTGGTGAAGGGCCAATAAAAACTCCACATGCGTTCTCAAAGAGTAAAGATGAGGATGATTTGGATGATGACCACATTGAGGTGTTGGGATATAAAAAATCAAAGGAGAACAAAGTGAATACAAAAAAATTAGAATCTTTAGAACGTAAATTAGAAAATAAAATTAACGAAATCTCTTATAAAGAGTTTAAAAAAGATGAAAATCTAAAACAACATCAGAAGATTAATCATTCGATTAAAGAAATCAATAGTATGATGTTTAAGTTAGAGAGAATCGTTAATCAAAACGCTAAATTGAAAACTGAAGCTGGTGTTCATAACGGACAATATTGGAAATCTACACAAAAAAGATTTGGTAAGATTTCAGAACGTATGTTAAACGTTGCTAGAAAGATAAAAGAACTATCAGTATGATAGCTAAAAAGAAAATATTAAAAGAAGAACTTTCAAATAAGGATTTGGAAAATATTCGTCTACTTATAAGATATGAAGTAGCACAAATCATGTTTGATTTATATAGAAAACGTAAAGTTTGGGGAGCATAATGGGCAGATTACTTATAGATACAATTCCTTTTACTATGACTAAGAGGCAAATCAATGAATCATTGGAAGATAACAATGGTAGATTGATTGTTAATGGTGTCCTACAACGTGCTGAAGCAGAAAATCAAAATGGTAGAGTATATCCGAAAGGAATCTTAGAAAGAGAAGTAGAAAAGTACAAAGGTAGAGAAATTAAAGAAAATAGAGCGTTTGGTGAGTTAGACCATCCTGAATCTTCGGTAGTTGAACTAAAAAACACTTCACACATTATTAGAGAAGTGTATTGGAAGGGTGATGATGTAATGGGTAAGGTAGAAGTACTTAAAACTCCAGCAGGGAACATACTTAAAGAACTTTTAGAAGCAGGATGTACTGTTGGTATCTCATCAAGAGGTATGGGTTCTGTAAAAGAATCAAATAATGGTAAAACTGTAACTGTAGAAGATGATTTTGATTTAATTTGTTGGGATTTTGTTTCAAACCCATCAACACATGGTGCATTTATGAGACCAATGAACGAATCAGTAGTTGGGAAGGGTAAAACACCTTCATATAAGAAAATTAATACTTTAGTTAGAGATATCATCTGTGAAATTGATGGTGTTTGTGCTATTTAGGAGAAAATAATGAAATTAACAAATATAAAAAACTCACTTAACGAAATCTCAGCAATCGGTGGATTAAAGCAGGTTGTAAAAGGTAATACTGATAGAGTAGAAGGAATCAAACTATCAAAAGAAATGGCACAAGCTATGATTGATTGGTTTAACTCATCTCCTTATGGTAGAAAGTATCCAAATGCTAAAAAAGGTAGATTAAACCTATCATTAGGTATTATGGGACACTTTGGTTTAGATAGATATGCTAAACACAAAGGTGCACCAAAAGAATTAAAGTATATCAAAAGTTTAGCTAAGGCAATGAGAGATAATGTAAACGAATCTACACTACAATTAGATGAAGGTACTCGTTCTCAAGTAGGATTTATAGATAAGAGTGGAAAGATATTATCAGCATACGTTCACTTCGATGGATATCCATCAAATATGAAACCAGGTATTAAGAAACACATCAAAAATGAAAAAGATGTTATTAAACTAATTAAAAAGGGTGGAGCAAGAGGAATCTTTGATGATAAACCTATTGAGTATTATAATGAAAAGCCAAATCCAACTAAAGGTGATGCAAACGATATTAAAAAATATTTAAAAAATGCAGATAGTAAAGGTGGTGCTGAATTTGTTTACTTATACGATACTAGAGATAAGAAGTGGAAGATGGCAGATGTTAGGGCAAGTGAACTAAAAGGATTATATGAATCGGTAGTTAACGAAGCTAAGTACGATATTGGAATGGCTCGTAAAGGAAACGGATTGACTGTTTACAATAAAGCTGAAGAAGAAAACGGTGATTACAAAAATGTAGCTCACATTGATAACAAAGGTAAGATAAAGTATTACGATAAAAAAATACCATCTAAGATTAAGAAACAAATCGAAGCTGAGGCTAAGAAGATGATGGAAATAAAAATAGAGGAAACTATGAAACTAAAAGATATATTAAAAGAATCGTTTGAAAAAGGTAAAGTTTATTCAAACCCATTTCACACTCCATTCGTAAAAGAAAACGATGAAGAAAGACATGAAGAATCTTCAGAGATGACTAATGAACAAAAATCAGCTTTCTTAGAAGCGGTTAAATCATACAAAAAATTTGGTGAATCAATCTATAGAAAAGAAGGATTATCTAAAGTGTACGAATCAATCAGAGGATTAGTAGAAATCGCTGGTAAAAATATGGTTAAAGAAACTGAAGGTTCATTTGATGGAATCACAGTTGGTAGACACGTAAAGAGAATGAACGAATCATTCAAAGTATTTGAAAAAACTTTAAGAGAAGTTGGAACATTACAACAAAGGTTAGAAGCATCTTATGATGAAATTGGTGAAACGTTAGGAAAGTATTACGAAATCAATGAATTAGAAGAAGGTAATGAGTTCGGAGCCGCTAGAGCTAAAGCAATCGCAAATGGTGATAGTGAATTTTCTGTAGATGGTAAAACTTATCCTGTAAAATCAGTTGATAAAGATGATAAAGAAAATGCAAAAGATTTTGCTAATGAATCTAAATCAATGAGACTTACTTCTATGTTAAACGAATCATTCGGGTTTGGTGAACTTCCATCATCTAAACTAATGAAAATGAAAGTATCAGCTAAAGATATGATGGATTCAGTTAAAAACAAAACAACTAAGAAAATTGTTGAAGGTTACTCAACTGAAGAAAAAAGAATTGTACTATTAGCAGTTAGAAAACTAATGAAGTATAAGAACATTGATATCAACTTAGCAGCACAATATGTAGTAGGTGCCGCTGAAGAATTAAAAATGGATATCGATAAAGGTAGGGTAAAGAAATAATGGATTACTCAGATATATTACAAGACATTTCTGTTGATTTATCTTTTATGGTAAAGAAACATTTAAAAAATATTAAAAAATTAGATTCTAAAAAACAAAGAGCTTTTGGAAAACTATTTGCAGATATGAAAAATGGTGTTGATGATTTATCTGAAGGGGTTAACGAATCGGTAAATGAAGTAGATACTAAGAAGGCAAATTTACTTAGAACTAATATGCCAGGTTATGTTGGAACAAAGTTTGCAAAAAAAGCATCTGATGAAGATTTAATAAAAATGGCTGATTTGAAAACCCAAAAAGCTAAAATACATAATAAAGATATTGTACCATTGTTACAAGCTCAAGATAAACTTTATAAGAGTTACAAAATAAAATCCGTTAGAGGAATAGAAAAGTAATTTTACTAAAATATTTTTGATATTTATATACACCTAACCACAATAATGTGATAGGTGTATTTTTTTTAAATAAGATATGCAAGAAAAACCAAAGAATTACAAACGAATTAGAAAAGAAGATATGGAAATACCAGGTAACTCATTAGCAGTTAAAGTTGTGAATGGTAACATTGAATTGGCTTTAAAAACATTTAAGAGAAAAATTAAAGATAGTGGTAAGATGGAAGAAGTAAAGGCTCGTAAAGAATACCTCAAACCATCAGCTATCAAACGTAAACAAAAGGCAGATGCCATTAGAGCTGAATATAGACGTAGACAGTTCGAAAATTAAATAGTAAACACTTTTTTAGTGTTTCCAATAATACTACACTATTTATTGTAGAAAAAATATCGTCTCCCAATAGACGATTAAATTTATTTTTATAAATAATATCTATTAAGATTCTCAATAATCTTATTTCCAAAAACAATTTAGGAGAACAATTATGGCAAATAGAAAAGATTTGTTATCTGAAGCTATTGCTGATGCTAAGGCCGTTAAAGAAACTGCCCTTGCAAATGCAAAACTTGCTTTAGAAGAAGCGTTCACCCCAAAACTACAATCAATGATTTCTGCGAAATTAGCTGAAGAAGCTGATGAGGAAGAAATAGAAGAAGGAGAATTAGATTCTTCAGATTTAGGTTCAGGCGATAATGCAGAACCATCTGATGATGCTAACGATTCATCTGATGTTGAAAACGATGAAACATTGAGTGAAGAAGAAGGTGAAGAGCACAACGAAGAAGAAGAAGTTAAAGAAGAAGAAGGTGAAGAACACAACGAAGAAGATGCACCTGCTGATGAAAACTATTCTGAAAACGAAGAAGAAGTATCTGAAGAAGAAGATGCACCTGCTGATGAAAACTATCATGAAGAAGAAGAAACTAACGAAGAAGAAGAAGAAGATGATTTAGATTTAGAATCTGTAATCGCTGAATTAGAAGCTGAGTTAGAAAATGAAGAAGAAGATGATATGGATGAAGAAGAAGATGCACCTGCTGATGAAAACTATTCTGAAAACGAAGAAGAAGCTGTTGCTGAAGAAGATGATATGGATGAAGAAGAAGAAATCGATTTAGACGAAGTTATTAAAACTTTGAAAGAAATGGAAGATGATTCTGAAGAAGTATCTGAAGAAGAAGGCGAAG